GTTCTCCGAAGATTCTAACTAATGGCCTTTCAGAATCTCCCTTGGGAATTGAAGGGCTACCAGAATTGGGTCTGCTGGCGCTATGAGTCACGCGGGGCAGGGAAGCCTACCAAGGTTCCGTATAACCCGCTGACCGGGTATCGCGCAAGCTCAACCGATCATTCACACTGGGTATCTTTTGATGCCGCTGCGAGTTCACATGGTTACGATGGCATCGGCTTCGTCTTTACAGGTAGCCCGTTCGCCGGCATCGACCTAGACGCCACGTCGGACCCAGGCTTGCGTACGTGGCACGAGTCTATCGTACAAGCCATGGGCAGTTATGCGGAGCGCTCACCGAGCGGAAACGGGCTACATATCATCGTTCGTGGTTCGGTTGCCCACGGTAAGAAGGATACGGTCAAAGCGTGCGAGATTTACTCCGAAAATCGCTTTTTCACCATGACGGGAAACGTCTATTTGAACTTGCCCGTGGAGGATAGGTCCGTTGAAATAGTTCAACTGTGGAACGAACTGGGCGGAAATGCGCCAGAACTTTCGCACGTTGAATCCGGCCCCGTGTCGCGAAGTGATGACGAAATCATAGCGATGGCGGCCCGGGCGGCGAACAATGAGAAGTTTCGAGCGCTTTGGAACGGCGATATCTCCGAGTGGGGGAACGATCACTCAGCGGCGGACCTGGCGTTGTGCAACATCTTGGCCTTCTACACTCCGAATCATGACCAATGTGCCCGCTTATTTAAATCGTCGGCCCTAGGGAGGAGAGAGAAAGCAGACCGACCAGGCTATATTGCGTCAACGGTTCGGCGGGCGTATGACGGTCGGGGGAATTACCAGACGGACACCAGCCCGGTTGCTGCATTGCAGGCACGCATGGCGATATCAGCCCCGGTAGCCGTGGCTGAAGAACCCGAGGAAGACTTCGACCTGTCCGACCTCATAGATGAGTCGGTGGTGGGATTCGAGCTTGCGCCGGATGATAGCATTCCATGGCCTCCTGGCGTAGCTGGGCAGCTTGCGGCAGAGTTTTACGAGATGAGCATGTATCCGCGCCGGCGAGTTTGCATTGCTGCGGCCCTGAACCTGCTTAGTATGATCTGCGGGCGCTCGTGGCATGTGGGCACGCTGGGACTGAATCTTTACAGCATTCTACTGGGCAAAACGGGCTTGGGCAAGACCGAAGGCATTAGCACGATAACCCGAGCGGCTCAGCAGATAGACCGAGCTTCGACCAGTGTGAACCAATCGGCCCAGCTTATTCAGAAACTCCGCAAGGAAATCGTCTCGAAACAGGGAATGCACCGGGACCTGGCCGAACACGCGTCAATCATCTGGATTATAGACGAGTTCCACCGACGCATGGCGTCCATGCTGAAAGCCCCAGTTGGCACGGCAGAGTGGAGCGTTAAGTCCTTTATTACTGAGACATATACGGAGTCGAGCCTGAACGGATACTTGAGTGCTGTTACCCACGCCAAGAAAGAGAACTCTATGGGCAGTATCGAGCGGCCCAACATGGTTCTATTTGGTCTGGGGGTACCGGAACAGTTTTGGAATAGCCTTAATAATGAACAACTTGAAGATGGTTTCTTAAACAGGTTCATTCTATTTGAGTGCCCGGACAATGAGGATAGTAGCCGGAACTTGGATCTTAGGACCGAGTTATCGCCGGCCCTGCTGGGACGCATGGTCGATCTGGTTCACGCCTCGCTTAGTCCACAGTCAATCCCTGTTCAGCTATCGGAGCGGGTTCGTGAGGCCGATTACCAGGCATCGGAGTACTATCGCCTGAAGGGTTCCGACCGGGCCAAATTCGCCCAAGCCCGAACGGGAGTTAACAGCCTAAAGGTGGGGGCGCTGTTAGCCGTGGCAGATGCCCCTTGGTCCCCAGTCATCAGCTACGAAAGCTACCTGTGGGCGCACTCGCTAGCTAGTGAAGGTGCTAAGCGTATGATTCAGAAGTTCGATGCCGGGGAGACTGGTAGCGGAGACGTTAAGTGTATAGCGGACTTACGCCGGATTATTAAGAGCTTCTTTGATCCTAAGAGCAAGTGGCAAAAATCAGTCGCCACCAGGACGGAAGGAACCATACCCTTTCGTCATCTTCGGCAGTATGCCTTTGGGTACAGCTCATTCATTCACCATCCGAAGGGCGCTAGTCTGGCTCTAACTATCGCCCTGAAGACTCTTTCATCTGAGGGGGTTATTCGGGAGGTTCCGGGCAAGCGGGGCGGGTCTAGCTATGAGCTTTTGGTTCCGTGGAAAAGGATATGAGGGCTAACTCCCGGCGCGATTATCAGCCACATTTGCGCGCACGTCTAAATCCATTACATTCATCCCCTTAGCCTTGAACCGGGCCATCAAAGCAGAGATTTTGCGCGCACTCCATTTAAGCTACATTCGAATTGGCAACCGCGTGTATGTCGCGAACTCGTAGTGCTGGGCACTTGAACCAGTGCAGCCGCTTGAACTTGGTTAGTGAGGTTACTTCTCTGCACCCGAGGCAGCTAACCAAAGTCGGTTTGCTACCACCTGGGGCCTTGCATACTTTCCTCTTGGATACGTTGCGCCGGCCCCTTTCACTCATAAATACGTCATCCGGTATCGTGCTTAGATCCCATTCGGGTGACCAATCACTCATGTTCAGCTCTCCAGATTGCCCAAAAGAACAGACTAACAGCAAAGGCGCATAACAGAGCCGGATGGTAGATCGTAAAACACGCTACGTCCACGGCGGCAGATAGCAGGAAAACAGATAGGAAGAATTTGGTCATTTTGTCTTTCCCGATTCTACCCTCTTGCAATTCTCATAGCCGCCTTCGTGGTGGTCGCGATGGCAGTTTTCACAGTAAGAAACCGTCGAGCCACAAAAAACGCACTCGTGAACGTTTCGCCACATGCCATAGGCGTTGGCTTCCAGTTTAGGGTCGAAACTGCCGCACGGTTGCTTACCTGTTACGTAACTCACTCTTCTACCTCTTCGCGAATTATCTTTACCCAGCGTTCGCCGGGAGAAAACAGTCTCTCAGGTTGATAGCACAACAGAACATCTTTGTCCCTGGAGTCAATGTAAGCGTGCAAACTAGAATCGAACGAGTACGGCGTGGCCTCCTCAAAGGTGTCGACCTCCTCCAGGGTGATCCGGATCCGCTTCTTCTTTGGGAGCGGGGTGAGGAGGATGCGCGACTCCCCAATATGGGCGCTATTAGCCGGAATAGCTCTCTTGCCGTCAGCGGTCAATATCCATTGAAGAACCTTAGGATCCATATCCGCCCAGGTAACGTACCTGTATTCCCCCTCAGTGCTGTAGCCTTTGGGCGCTTTATCAAGCGTGATCTTCATTGCTTACCTTTCAGTTTGAAATTGTGAACTGCCGCGAACGTCCCCTCACCGGCCACGATTGAGTTAATCGTCGTGAACAGCTTGTAATGGTCACCGTGGCGACTCGTGATAGCTTCTGCCGCTACCAGGCCACCAACAAGGCCCAGCTTGAGAGAATAGCCCCGCACGGGGGAGAACTGGCCGTTAGCGCCTCGCAACATAGGGTTGGTCTCGTAGCCCCACCCAGTCGAACTTGCACAGTCTAGCGCCTGCCCTGCAATCGCAGGGGCGATTGAGGCGTACCAGACATTCCGCGCTGTGGAATGCTCATCGACGTGGGCAATCCGACCGTCTATCAGGGCATTGCTGCCGGCGAACATTGGCGCGACGGCCAAGATGGAAGTGAGGAGGAGGCGTTTCATTGTCGTTTAATTCCTTTCAAAATTTGTACAGCTCGTTTGTGGGTTCGGGCTTGATGTGTCATTGCTTATTAGATCGCCCGAAGACGATCCCAGAGAGCCGATCCTTTCCAGATCGTTATACTGTCGCCATTGGGGGCCAGTAGCGTGATGCCCGTCTTTCCGTTGCGTGTTCCGATTTCAAGAACTCGCATTCCGATTCCACCGAACCCTACCCTGTCATTTACTTTGATTCGTTTCATTGTTTCGTCTCCCTCTCTGAAACCATCCGATATTCAAATCTAGATGTCAAACTATTTTTGTTTAGGATTTCTCTTAGAGATTTCTAGTTCGACTTCGCGTAGAAGCTTTTGGCTAAGATCTGCCTTGTCATTCTCCCGTTCACTGGCGTAATAGTCCTCAAGTGAAATAAGAGCTGTTTCCAGGAGGTCTAGTTCGTGGGTTTCGAATTCAAAGAATCGCGCCATGGTTGTATATCCTACTGCAAACTGATCGGGGTATCCAGCATCATTTTTATCAGTTCAATTAGCTTTCTCATATCGCCTCCGCTACTTCAACGAGTCTCGCGGCCAGTCCTTCGAATAGGCCGGCTATGCGCTTAACAACTAGCGCCAGGTTGTAGACTACCATGTTCATTTTAGTTCATCTCCTCTGCCATCTTAAAGAAATCAAAAACCAGTTTAGGAAGTACTGACCACGAACCGTCTTCACTTATCAGCCGATATTCAACCGTACTCGGCGGATTCGCTATAAGGAGTTTCAATTCATTAAAACGGATTGTACGTGGGTGATGAGAGTTACCAGTGGGTACCCAGTTGCTAGAAGTTCGCATCTCTTCGTATTCTTGCTCTGCCGCCCGCAGTTTGGTATAATCTGTAACCTTTACGGACTCTAGTTTTGCCCCAACCGCCAATCGCCTTGTAACCATTTCACGTACGGTAATAATCCCCAAGTCGGCTGTACGCAGTTGTTTGTCTAAGCTTTTGTCCGTACGTGCTTTCATTGCAGCGCTTAGCATTAGTTAATCTCCATTGTGCGCAGATTGCGCGACCGATCAACTACCAGGACCTCAAGCTGTGTGTCCACGCTGTGGGTGCGGATGATCTGACCATTTAGGCTCACGATCATCGTCGATACCCAGTTGCCGGCTTTGTTCCGCTTGTAGATCTTGGTGAGTTCGATCTTCATGTTTCAAGTATCCGACAGTTCGAACTAGATTTCAATAATCATTTTTTAAGATTTGTCTGGTAGTTTCACTTTACACGTACGATCATGAAGTAGAGCGGCCCGATGTCGCTGAAATCGTCTGGCCCGATTCGCTCGGCTACTTTGAATTTCATACCGAGCTTCTTACCGCACCTGGTCGCCATTGAATTAGCTGTCTGCAAATTCTTGTATAGCGTCCCGTCAACGATGTGGTAGTCGCCCACCCGGAGGTCCTTTAGCGGTGCCCACACGGTCTCTTTTACGCGGGTGAATTTCTGCCAGAGTTCGTCTGTTAGAGGTTGCTTCATCATGTTTTAAGTGTAACACGTTGTTTGGTGTTGTTAGGGGTTGCTATTGGTTGATTGTGGTTGTTATTTTAACGTTAATCGTTGTTATTCCGACATTAGAATTTTGCTAACTGATTTATTGTCAATTACTTAGTCAAAAATAACCTTGTGTAGTGTAACGAGGTACCATGGGGGGAAAGAGAGAGGTAGGAGAGTTAAGCTCCCAGAGCATAACTCTAAGAGCTTAACTCTCCACCCCCTCCCAGTCCCACCTACACTACTACTACTACTACTAAGTTAAAGAAAAGAATGATGATAAATCGGGTCTTTATGAGCCAGAATTATGCAAGGGGAAAACTACGCATAGAGATCTGAAAAGCTTAACTTAACGGGCTAGCTTAACCGGAGTGCTATACTGGTCTCATGGAAATTACCTTTGGTCGGCCCAGCGGGCCGGCTGTTTCGAAAGTTGTGCCGGCAGAATCGCTGTATTTCGGCCAGGTGCCGGCAGACTATTTTGAGAAGCTCAAAGATCGGTTCGCGGGCGGGTTGGCCAACAACACCTACGGGCCTCATTTTGAGCGTTTAGAGGTCGGAGGTTACTTCGCTCCGAACCCAGCCTTTCCCCACGTAGCAATTCCGTCAATGCGCGTCTATGCGTCCAGGCTGAGCAGTAAGCTGGGCAGGGGTTTCGTAGTTGAGAAGCAGGGCGAGTCCTGGGTGGTTATTCGCCTCTATTAGCGTGGGCGCTCGATAAGCCGGTCCGTTGTGGCCGGCTATTTTTATGTTCTGAAGTACGAAAGTCTTCGTTCCGATAACAGGCATTATGTAAACTGTAATTCTGATTAGTTTCAATGAGTTAGCGGTTAGTGGCCGATTACGCTGGTTATTGGGCCTGGTTGTGGTGCATTAGACACAGCGGTAGGTAGTGCGAAAGTTGCCGTAGTGGTGTCCACGATGGGCCGGCATTACGCATGTTCACGTGTGCATTTCAACGATGAGGGCTGGGCTGGTGGTTAGCTGCCAGGCATGGGGGTGACTGGGTGGCTAGCCAGCATCTTTTGGCGGAGACGGTTAGGCTCCCCCCTCTCTCAAGCCGGAAGCAATTTTCAAACTGTTGTCTATTACCTTCTAAATTATAGGGGTATATAAACACTAAAGCCCCGAAATCCGAAGACACCGGGGCTTGCGAGAGACGAACTACGCGGACAGACTAGCTGAACAAGAACTTCAGGACTTCAATAATAATTGGGACGTGCATGTATTCTCCTTTCTGATAACTAGACTAACACCTGTTGAACTTTCGCAAGAACTGTTGTACTATGGAAAAGTAACCGGATGGGCTGGCGGTCAACTGGGACCAAGGAAACCCAACGTAGCATGAGAACATGTGCAGTAAACCGCGATGAAGCCGGGCGGCTACAAGCGAAAGCGGGAATATACACAGCGCCGGAATGCGAAAGTAGAGTAAAAGCGGATTGCAGAAGTAGTGAAGCGGAAGCCCATAGAGCACCCACATTGTGATGAGGCCGCATAACACGTAGACAGTAAGCGCCAGATGGAATCTTGTAGGAAAAGTCTGTTTGTTAGGTAGGATTTAAAAGGACAGGTGTGCCCATATACGAGTACGAATGCCCCAACGGACATAGGTTTGAAAGGCTTGAGCCTATGAATTACCCGGACCCCGTGTTAAGCGGAGAGCCGACTAAACACCCCGGCGTTTGCCATGAGTGCCTTACCATGGCTCACCGCATACCGTTCCCTGGTGGTACGAGAGTTTCATTGAAGGGTTCAGGCTGGGCGGCTGACGGATATTCCGCTAGCTTCTCAGGCCCACGCAGCCCAAAGGAGCCGTTATGAGCGAAGAACCAAAGATCCGACCGTGGACAGATGAAGACCAGAAGGGTTTTGAGGTAGCCGAAGTCTACGGGTACGTCGGTGCTATATCCATGATTAGCCCCGAGTCCATCGCAAAAGGTAACTCAGAGTTCGCCGAGCAGTCTGCTTTGCTCTGCTGGTGCGCTATGAATAAGGACAAGTACCCCGAGCTGGACATGCTTGTCCACGTTCCGAATGGGGGTTCCCGAAATAAGGCCGAAGCCGCCCGCCTGAAAATCTCCGGGGTAAAGGCCGGCTACCCCGACTTGATCCTGGACGTTCCCAGGGGACCATATCACGGCCTCAGAATCGAAATGAAGTACGGCAAGGGCAAGCTGTCTTGTGAGCAGATCAAATGGGCCGCTCGTTTACACGAACAGGGCTACCGGGTAGAGGTCTGCTACACCTGGCGATCCGCCGCCGAAGTCTTGTTATCTTATCTAACACAGTTGGAGATTATCCAGAATGTTTAAGGACTTGAACTGCAAGATGCTCGTTGACCAACTGGATCCGGACTACTACCCGATAGAAACCGGCGTCCCAATCCCCGGCGAACTGCGCCCCGAAGAGTCGTTGAACCTTCCGGATAATTCTCTTAACTATTTTCAACTTTTAGTTGAAATCGTACAGAACTAGTGCTAGTATCAGTTTAAAGGCTAGTTTGACTACGTAGGGCGGGCCGGATAACCTCTGACTCGGCTCGTCCTATAAAAATTTTTCAAAAATTTCTTGACATACGTTCATGCGTATTTTACGATGGACTCAAATGTCAAACAAAACCTTATCCACCTCCACCACCCTACAACATGTAGTAGACGAGACGCTTGGACCAGTCGGCCATACGTTTCTATCATCTGCGGCCATCCGCGAATTGCTGCAAGAGTTCCCCGGATCAATCCAGGTAGACGTAGCAACTCGGGACGAACACCACAACGTCTGTGCTCGAGCAACCGAGAAAGGAATTGAAATTGCCTTTGGTGGCTCTACCCCGTCCGAAGAACATGCCGTAACGCCGGCCCCGACCTCAACTCGATTCAAGATCGAAGACGGCTACCAGATTCCGCCACCGCGCCGTGGGATTCAAGCCGAGCCGCGCTACCCCTTCGCCCTGTTGAATCGTGGGCAGTCCTTCATGGTCCCGGCTACGCCGGAGCGCCCCAACCCCGTCAAGGCCCTGGCCTCAACCGTCAGCTCCGCGAACAAGCGGATGCAACGCCACGGTAAGAAGTTCATCATCCGCGCGGTCGAAGGCGGAGCACGAGTATGGCGAATTGAGTAGGGCTTGACAGGTTCGAAATTACGTGCTATCCTGATTTCAGTTCGTTTCCTACTCTCCTGTTCCTCCCTGCAAACCCCTAGCGCTCACAAGGCACTAGGGGTTTTCTGCTGTTCTATCAGCGCCTTCCGCACGTAGTACCGTATGAAATTTATCTTGAAATGCTGTGCTACTATCTAACTGTGACTTCAACTTTTCACATTTCGTAGCATGGAACCGAGCACACTATTACAGCTTGCCGGGTTAGCGGCCACGGCTGGCGGAGTCTTCCTGTCTTTGAAGATTCGCGCAGATATTACGGAAATGAAGTCAGAGTTGAAGGAATGGGCGCGGGATAAATTCTCCGACAAGGCCGATACTGCCCGCCGCCTGGAAGTGCTGGAAGACAGGCCCAGCAACCGACCGTTTGTAACTCATCTGAACTAGTCAAAAGGGAGACTAATGCAGGAAAAAGTAAACCAGGAGTTTACGCCGGGAGCTATGAGCATTTCGCTCGACGCCACCCGGATACAATCACTCGAAGATTTAATCAGTCGCTTCAAGATCGACACGAACGAATGGCAAGTTGAGCGCTTCGTGTGCAACAAATGGGAAGTTGCGGCCTCTCCGAAGGCCACCAGAGACCCATCTACAGGTAAATGGATCCGCCGAAGCTCCAAACTAAAGCTACAGGAACTCTTTCAAGTCAAAGCCTGGTTGAGAAAGCGCCGCGAAGTGGCCGACGCCGCCGCCATCATTGCCGAGATGAAGCGGGCCGCTGAACAATACGCCCCGAGCTTCGCTCACGTAATCCGAAAAGGCCGGCTGCTGGGCAACATGGCCGAAATCTGCATCATGGATGCCCACTTTGGCAAGCTGGCATGGAATCGGGAGACCGGCTACGACAGCTACGATGTAAAGATCGCCACCGACCGCTACCGCGCCGCCATGCACTCCCTCTTGCACCGCTTGGCCCCGTACAAGATCGACCAGTACCTCTTGATTATCGGCAACGACCTCCTGCACTCCGATAACGCTAAGGGGACAACCACTAACGGAACCCAGCTCGAAGTGGACGTACGCTATCACAAAACTTTTGAAATCGTTCGTCAACTCCTGTGCGAAGAGATCGAAAAACTGGCCGATGCTGCTCCGGTTAAGGTTATGATCATGCCGGGAAATCACGACCGCCACCCCTCCTACCACCTGGGAGATAGCATTAAGTGTTGGTTCCGTAACCATCCAAATGTGGAGGTAGATAACGAACCCCTAAGCCGGAAGTACCACCAATGGGGAGTTTGCATGATAGCCGCCTGCCACGGAGACGAAGGCAAGCGAGACGATTACCCTCTGCAAATGGCTACCGAGCAACCCGTCATGTGGGCAGCGACCAAGTACCGCGAAATGCACACGGGCCACCTTCACAAGACGAAGGTTGACGAGTTTCACGGGGTCCGGGTGCGTATTATTCCGTCACTTGGCGGTACCGACCGCTGGAGCAGCAGAAACGGCTATACTGGAAACTTGAAACAAGCCGAAGCTTTTGTATGGAACGCGAAGGCAGGCCTCATTGGAACCGCTGTCTACGTAGCCGATAAATGAAACCAGTTGCACGCCTCGATACAATTTCGAAGTATACTCGTAAGTGCCTAGACTGCCTGGGCCTAAGCTCCTGGGAGCTTAAAGTAAGATGGATGACAAAGGAGGAATCAGAAGGAGAATTTAAGCACTGCAATGGCTTCTGCCGCTGGCAGGAGGAATACCAATATGCCGAGATTGTTCTGTCTAAAGACGTAGAGGACTGGAGACACACCGCTTGGCACGAAGCTCTGCACATTCGCTTGGAGGGTCACAAGCCCATGAGGACCAAGCGAGATACAAACCTGGAAATCGTTATAAATCAATTAGTTAAACCTTTAATGAGGATAGGATGAAACTTAGAAACAGACTGAACTTAGACCCGCCGCCTCCGCCGAAGGCTGAAGAAAAGGATAAGACAGTCGATCCGTTTAAAGTAGAGTTTGAAAGGAGATTCCCTACTCTTTCCTATGATTTCATAGAATGTATGGGTCAGATAGGAGACTATGGGTTACAGAAATATGGAGACGGGTCACTGGCGTATAAGATGAAATCCGGAGACTTTTCCAGAACTTCCCGAACTGTTAGACGGGAGATCGCAAAACACGCCAACGTTCATTTTGAAGAGTATATCGACGGGATACTTCATGATAAGTTCGGAACCAGGAAGCACCAGTTAGCGGCTGCGGCATTCAATCCAATGATGGAATTTCAATTAAGCCGGCTGGAGAACGAGTGATACCCGAAATTGAGCTATATCCTAGTGGTGAGTTTTTCAACCCTCTAGAACCCGATAGTTCAAAAATTCACATAACTGACATAGCTCATGCCCTTAGTATGAAGTGCAGGTTCACGGGCCACTGTAAGAGGTTTATCAGCGTTGCTGAGCATTCCGTTGTGGTTTCCAAACTCGTAGATAGACAGGACGCCAAAGCCGCTTTACTTCATGACTGTGCGGAAGCATATTTACCCGACGTAGCTAGCCCGGTAAAGCAGCAGGCCACCTACGCTCTCCATAAGATCGCAGAAAACCACTTAGAAGATGTAATTTTCATAAAATTCGGGGTAATCGACTACAATAAAAAGGCGGTAAAGTTGGTCGATAACGTGTGTGTAGGTGTTGAGGCGTTGTTTAACCTCAATGGGTTCGACAGCTCGCCAAATTGGGAATGGGTGAGAGATATCCATGATGTTAACCAGGATCTTGTAGCCAGGGCCATAAATCAATACAGGTATCTTTCTCCCATAGAAGCAAGGAATTTATTCATGAAAAGGTGGAAAGAAGTTGAACGCATTTGAAGCCATCGCTGAAACCCTACACCGCGAAGGCGGATACGTCAACGATCCGAAGGACAAGGGCGGGGCTACCAACTTCGGCATAACCCAGGCCACCGCCCGCCGCCACGGGTACACGGGAGACATGAAAGACTTCCCCATCACCAAAGCGGCGGAAATCTACAAGGCCGAATACTGGGACTCGCCCAAAATCGGAGACCTATCCAACGTCGCCCCCACAACGGCCTTCCACGTCTTCGACTTCGGGGTAAACGCCGGCCCCGGAACCTCCGTAGAGATTCTACAGACCGCCCTTAACGCCCTAACCGGGAAAGTCCAGCCTGTAGACGGATTGATAGGCCCGTCAACTATTGAAGCTGCGAAGTCCGTGAAAGATGACGCATTGCTGGCGAATACAGTGAAGAGCCTCCAGGTGTTACACTATTTGAAGCTAGCCGAAAGCGAACCGAGCCAACATCGGTTTTTACACGGCTGGCTTAACCGAGTTTTCGCATGAAGTCTACAGTATTGATTCTAAAGCTAATCTGGAAGGTTTTAACGTTCAATGGCAAGTAAATGGTCTTCAATTTTCGGCGTAGTGGCTAAACTTGCCCCGACCGTTGCCCAGTTCGCCGGAGGGCCTTTGGCTTCCAGCGCTGTTTCGGCCCTCGAAGGCGCTCTCAAGCTAACCCCCTCCGGCGATGTATCCGCCCGTCAAGATGCCGTCGCCACGGCCCTACAGGGCGCAACGCAAGACCAACTTCTAGCGGTCCAGGTGGCCGATAACCAATTTAAAGAGCAGATGGCCCAGCTCGGCATTCAGTCCGCTAAGGACGTTCAGGTCGATATCGCCAGCGCCCGGACCATGCACACGGCTACCCGCGAAAGTACGCCCACGGTGCTCAGCTACGCCATTACAGCCGGCTTCTTTGGGCTGCTTACCCTCATGCTCTTCCATGCCATCCCCCAGAGCGCTACGAGCATCCTGGACATTATGACTGGGGCGCTAGGTGCAGCTTGGACCGGGATGGTTAGCTTCTGGTTCGGGTCTTCTAGCGATTCATCCGTAAAGACCCAACTCCTCGCAAACTCTACCCCGCTGGAGAAAAAGTAAATGGTAGTACCCGAGTGGAATCAGATTTTCTGGTATGTGGTCCTGGGAATCGCCTTCGGCCTTGAGATGCTGGGCGTATTCGATACCAAGTTCACAACCCTGACCGCCATTATCTGTTCAGTTATCCCAGCGTGGGCACGGGCTTTAATCGCTGGGTGGCTGGTCTGGCATTTCCTGATTCAGCATCCGAACTAATGAACCCTTACGAGAAATTCGCGGAAGCCTGGTTACGAACCGGGGACCCCCTACAAGCCGCCCTGTCAATGGGCTTACAGGGTTCCGATGCGTTCACCATGGCCCGTGACTATCCGAATCGGCTGGAGGTAATCTGTGCCAAGCAGGACCTCATAGAAGCCCACGGAGCAGAATACTTCCTACCGAGCAAAGCCGATCAAGCCCGCGCAGTTTGGAACAAGGCTCAGTCTACAACCGACCCCGACGCCTATCAGAAGCTCATGAGACTCTACGCCGAGATCATGGGCAACATGGCCCCCAAAGAACAGAAGGTTAGCGGTAATCTTCAACAAGCGATTGTTTTTGAAATGATAGTCCCATCGGCCACGAAGCCGGCAATAAACGTTACCCCAGAAAGGCTTCAGATTGAAAGTTCTTCTACTGACTTTGTTACTAATGATAAGCGCAATGGCGTACCTCTTGGCTAGTTTGCATGAGGATAAGGTCTATCCGAAATTTCATCCAGTCTCGTCCGATGGTTGCCTTTTGTATCATGATGTCTTTACAAATCATTGTGATACGGGCGAATCTTTAATCTGAGGTACACTAGAGGTCTATGCCCGCGTATTCAACACCGCAAGCTGGTGGGGTTCGTACCTGCCTTTATCCCGGCGATTCCCTCGCTCTGTTCAACGCCGAAGTTGTAACCACTGGCGAGGCGTCGATTCCGTTCAACCGGGCGCTTTCCCCGTCTGGTTCGGACCAAGGTACTACCTTTTCAATCGACTGGACAGATACCCCGACCGGATCTACAGTAGTAATTCAAGGTTCAAATATTGACACGGACGGCGATTACATTACGCTCTATACGAGTACTGCTGTTCAGCATGACGTGTACACCGATATCGGGCGCTACAAGTTCTATCGGGCGAAGTGTTCGACCTACGCAGCCGGCACGAGCCTAACTGTCATCGCTCAGAGATAATGTCAGCCCCGACCGCTGAGAAGCGCGTCACGCTTCAACCCAAGCAGCAAGCTTTCCTGTCTCACCTTTCCGCAACCGGAAACCTCGTACCTACGACAATCGGGTACGGAGGCTCTCGTGGTGGCGGAAAATCAGCCGCTATCCGCTACACCATGCTCCAGCGCCGGCTGGAGAACCCCAACACAACCGGAATAATTATCCGCCGCGTATACGATGACGTTAAGAAGAACCACATCGACCCCTTCTTTCGTGAGTTCCCCTCCCTGGCGAAGTATTACAACGCCGGAGAACGCGAATTAAAGCTACCCAACGGATCGGTAATCAAATTCGGGTACGCCGAGACCACCGCTGAAGTTGACCGTAAGTTCTGGGGCGTCGAATACATGGATATGTTCGTAGACCAAGCCGAACAGTTCACCGAATACGAGCTAACCATCATGAAAACGGCGAACCGTTGGCCCGGAGTCTCCCCCGGCCAGTGCAAATTCGCCCTGTTCTTCAACCCTGGCGGAGCGGGTACGGAGTTTTTACGTCGCGTATTCCACATAAAGCAGTACAAGACTGGCGAACGGGCCACCGATTACGCCTTTATTCAAGCCTACGGCTGGGATAACTACGAATGGTTCCGGGGGGAGGCCGATCTAAGCCCGGAAGACTTCTACGCCCTTTCCAACGAGGAACGATTCGAGCTGTTCATTCACCACACGTCCGAAGGCCGGAAAATGAATGCCTTGCCTGAATCCCTCCGGGCCGGACACCTTCTAGGGTCGTTCGATTCGTTCGCTGGGCAGTATTTCAGCGGAGTCTGGGACGAATCGAAGGTGATTCTAACCCCCTTCGAAGTCTCAAGCATGGTTAAGCCGTGGTGGACGAAATGGACCGCCCTAGACTGGGGATTTGCCCATGCCGCCTGTAACCTGTGGGCAACCAAGGGCAAGTTATCCCCGGAAGAGGCCCACAAAATACTAGGCTGTGACTCCGAGCGGGAAATCGAAGTGGTGATCGTGTACCGCGAAATGGTCAGGACGGGGGTAGCCGAAACCGATTTCGCCTTGGAAGCCGTAAACCTGACCCCAGAAGACGAGCGAACACAGATAAGCAGAACCTTTATCCCATCCGACATGTTCGAAAAGCGCGGATCAGGTGAGACTGTGGGCAAGCTGTTTACCGAAGTTTGGCAGCGGCACAAAATGCCAATCCCCGAACTCGTGGACAAGTCAGCTGGTAGCCGAGTCAACGGTTGGAGAATCCTCTACAACGGTTTCCGACAAGCTACCGCCCTGCGCGGCGCGAAAATCAGCGCGGAACAGGCCCAACAAGGCCCTCTAATCTTCGTATCGGCCAGTTGTTCGGAAGTGATTAGCGCAGTACCGATTCTAACTAGGGATAAGAAAAATCCGGAAGACGTAGAAAAGACCACCGCCGTAGCCGATGACGTAGGAGACGCCCTCAGATATTTGATAAAATCTATGCTAGACCCGACCTCGAAGCCGGAAAGCGAACGACGCCGGGAAGTTTACGAGGCGGCGGGAGAACACCCGAACGATAAGGCCATGGCGATGCGTATATACGACGCCAATCACAAGCGTAAGAATTGGTTTAGGAACAGAAGGATACGATGAGAAACTGGATTAAAAAACTATTTGGAATAGACCGTCTTGAAACTTGCCTGACTGACACACTTAGCAAGTTGGCTTACATAGAGGAACACAAACTCTCAAAAGAACAAGCGGAATCTATAATCCTGCGACACATGGGCCAACTTAAAGAGTTCGTAACCCCGCCCGCGCCAGCCCCAAGAAAAGAACCGACCAAGCAGACCCACGTAGCGAGAACCTGGTCTTCGGCGCGTGCTAAACTTGAATCTTTAGAGGATTAGTATGCCCACAGACTCAAGCGGAAAGTTTCACCTGAACTCCCAACGCGCAATGGCGGCGGATAAAGCCATGAAAGCCCCGAAAACTCCCGAAGCCAAAGACATGAAGATGGCGGCGAAAGGTGACCAAGGAAACTCCGGTTCGCACATGACGATCCACGATCACGGCGATGGAAGCTACCACACTGAGTCTCACGAGGGGGAAAAGACCGACCACGCCTCTATCCACGAAGCTCTGTCCCATGCCGGCGCTAAGATGGTGGGCGGAAAGCACATGCACGTCCACCACGACGGAATGAGTATGCACAGTGGACACTCCGACGATAGCGGCCAGACCGAGGGTCATGACCATGAGAATTTGGACGCTTTGAAGTCCAGCATGGATCAATTCTTGGATGAGGAAGGCAAAGAGGGCGATGATAAATCTTCGGACGACTCCTCGAACAGTGACCACCAGGACGCCAACTATCGCAGCCTGTCCGGTCTGTAAAATAGTGGTAAACTCATAAAGACTGGAGCTATTAAAACTTTGAAACTTCGTAATATCGTATTGACTCTGGCGCTTGTCGCCATTCCCACTTTTGCACAGAACCGTGTTCAGTTCGCCGGAATCGCCAACGCCGCAGACTTCGCCTACGGTATTAACGCGGCTACCCCCGCCCTTCAGGTGGTTTCTGGTCCTAACGC